GTTCCGCCGACTAATAGTCCTTGTGATCTTGCTGCGCTTTGATTAAGCACACCTGCCACAGCTCTTGCAGCACCTTCGCCATCGATAGCATTGACTGTGATATTAACTGGATTGCCTGAGCCATAAGTAAAGTTTGATCCGCCTCTAGGAACTGTTGGCAATGATGATCTACCTGCTGATGGTGCTGGATTAGGTAATGCACCAACATTTACTCCGGGAATTATATTAACTATTTTAATAAACTCATTTGCAAGCGATACAACTAAACCAATTGCTTCTCTTAAGAATGTAATAAATCCTGAAATAATGCCTGAGATAGTTGCAATTGTTCTACCAAAACTTGCAGCACCTTGTTGAGTTTCTGATAAGGCTGCATTTAATCCTGCATCGCCTGTAAATCCTGCAATAAATGCATTCAAGGCTGGAACAGCAGTATCGTTTAAGAATGTAATAAACTTCTCAACCTGTGGCAATAATGCAGTTCCTAGACTTTCCTTAGCCTCATCAAATCCAACCTTTAAGCGATCAATCTTGCCTTGAAATGTTTCTGCGTTTGCAGCTGCTGCCCCACCATAGAGTTCTGATAACTTAGCCTGAACTTCGGTAAAAGATAATGTTGAAAGTTCGGCTTTAGATAATCCAAGTCCTAACCTGCCAAGAGCTGTTGTGTTGCCATCCTGAGCACGACCCAACGCATTTGCAACTGTTTCTAATTCAATGCCTTTGCCTTTGCTAATATCTAACGCAAGGCTTAACAATCTTTGTGCTTCACCAGTATCTTTTGTGCTAACTGCAAGTCTTTGCATGGCTGGTCTAAGTTTGTCATCGGCAACGCCAGTCGCTAAAGATGTCTTGAGGATCATGTCCTCAGTTGCTCTTATTTGGTCATCAGTAGCACCTGTGGCAGTCCTTAATGCATTGGCTAACCTAAGTTGTGCAGCTTCATCCTCTATCGCAGCCTTGACCCCATCAACGGCTAATTTAGTGCCATAGGCAAGAGCAGCAGCAGCAGCGACCGCAAATGCAGCAGCAGCCTTTTTTCCAAATGCGCCGACCTTATCGCCAAATGTTTCAATTTCTGTATCTGCTTTTTTGAGACCTTTTTGCAAGCTGTCAATATCAGCAACAATTGAAAGTGTTAAAGCTCTATTACTATTGGCTGCCATCAGACCATTCCTTTACCATGCTTGCAATAATTTCGTTAAATTCTTTTGTTATCTCAGGTTGTGATGCTCGGATTGCTGGATAGATAAACCAACCTCTTGAACCCGGACCTTTAGGCATTGATCCAGACCAGCGTGGCATGTTTGGATATTTTTTACTTCCAAACTCATAACCTCCACCAATTCCTGGTCTATTTCCAGGCTGATCATATCGAGTGTTAAATTGTGTTGTTGCTCCACCTGAAAACTTTTGACTAGCAAAACCAAACTTCAATTCACCTTGCAATGATGATTTTTTAACTTGCCCACCATCAGCAATTCTTTGTGCAACCTTGCCTCTTGATACCGCTTTAGCTCTAATTGATGAAAGTTGTCTGCCGACCAATTCTTGTATTTTTGTTTTGACCTGTTCTTTTGCAATATCATCTAGGTTGCGCAAAACTCTTGAGATTTGGTTTAATTCTTTTTTAGAAAAGAAAATAGTTGGCTCGGTGCTAACTGCCATGTCGAGCCTCCAATACTTCTATTGCTGTCAAGATGTCGTCTGCATCAACCCATTCACTCATTGGTATCTTTGTGGCAATTGCCAACTCAACCAATAATCTGCTTAGGCTTCCTGCTGGATGACTTTTGGGTCTGCATCACCGACTATTACATCGGCAATAGTTTCCATCCAAGCCTCAAATGGTTTAACTGGTTTTCCAGCAGCTTCGCGCTTGTGTGCGTTGTATGCTAAAAACATCAGATCCCACATGCCAAGTTTTTCTTTTGCTTGGCTTATGGTATGACCAGTTGATTTTTCCCACTTAGCCCACTCAGGCGGTTGGGCAATATATGTTGCTTGCTCGCCTGAGTTATATTCAATTGTAATTGGTAACTTCATTGTTTGCTCCCGTTGTTAGATCTTAACTAAATGTTTCGGTTACTGCGCCACCTGTAACTAAAAACTCAAATGAAACTGTTTGTGCATCCATTCCTGTTCCGCCTGCTGTTGGGTAACTTGGCTTTATTGGAAATGAAAATGATGCTCCAGTTGCACTTACAAATGTAACTGTAATATCTGTATCTGGTGAAGTATCGCATGCAGTCCAGATTGCTTCACATACTGAGTTTGTCTTGCCCCAGTCGGCTAACATTTCTACTGCAAAAGTGGCTGATACATTTGTGGTTTTGTAAGCTTCGCCATCAAGTGTTTGATAGGTCTGTCGCTCTAAAACCTTTGTCAAAATTGCGCTGGTTGCTTGTGCTTCGATGTCTGTTCCACCTGTGAAAGACAACGAAATATCGCGACCGGTTATTACTGTGGTTGCCATGATTTCTCCTTAGACTGTGCGTGTGTAGTAGGTAGATACTCGAACATCTGCAATAAGCAAAGTCGATGCTCCGACTGTGGTGACTGTTGGTCTTTCGACCGAGCTGACAATATATCCTGCTGGAATTACTGCCAGAACGCTAATGACTAACTGCTCAATGTTATCAAGTGATGCAGGGTTGCTGTTGTATGCAACTGCAACTGAGATCGTAAAATTAACTTTAGCTCTGATGTTGCTTTTGTTTATTGTTTCAAATTCTAGATATGGACTATCAGGCACAACAACAACTGCCGGCGGTATTACTGTTTCAGGCACAAATGCATAAACATTACCTGCAACGCTAGATAACGCGCTTGCTAATGGTGTGCGGATTTGTTCGAGGATTGTTTCATTAGGCATTTATTGACACATACTTTCAGGATCAATGTATGAACCAAGTAAGCCAACGCATTTATTAAATAAACTTCTGCCCATGCGGAAAGGAGTTGCTGTGAAATCTACTCCTTCAATTTGTCCTCCGCCGGCAAGTCTTGCTTGAAAGACTTCGACTGAAACTGTGTAAGTGGCTGATTGAACAGCTGCGTTTCCAACATAAGTTGATGCACCAGATAAGGTAGCAACTCCGGATGGGATGACATTAGCTTCGAGTATATCGGCATTAGTGATTGCAGCCGTAAAGGTGTATTGCTCCAAATCTCCTGCCAAAACTGTTCGTGTTCCGTTGTATGGGCTTCCGCATCCTGTGATGACAACAGATTGTCCTTCCGTAAATTCATGTATTCCTAGTGTAGTAAAAGTAGCGACATTATCTGTCAGCGATACCTTCTCAATGGGTGCTTTAAATGTAACTAGCATTGGCAGAATGACTAATTCTGCTGTGTCGATAATTTGGTTTAGATAAGTGTCGTCATACAAGGCAGATGACACACCAAGCACACTTCGCAACTGTGCAGCTGTAATTATGGTTGGCATGTCATCTCCTTTAAGTCTCCCATGAGCAACTGCCTGTGGTCGGGAGCAACCACAGGCATGACCAGTATTAGGTTAGGTTAAAGCGTCTAACTCCACCGGCAACAAGTGTCTTAACAGCCATGTAGCCGTAAAGCATTGTCTCAATTTCGCCAGTTGTAATAATGTTGGTAGAAAGTTGTAGAACTGGGCTTTCCATGATTGCAACAGATGATGGCACAACAATAAATGCGCTCTCATCAATTGAAGTTGAAACAGCCTTATTCGACACGAATAAATCCAAGCCCATTACATTTCCGCGTAGTGATAATGGTGAAGCAACTCCAGCAGCATTCTGTGGATTAACGGCTGAGAATACAGGTCGTTTTGAAGTGTCCTGAGCTCCGATCAGCAATCCCCATTGACTTGTTCCAGCAATGTAGCGTGTTGCTAACTCACCAGTGGCAAGATATGCAGCAGGTGTTTCTGTCTTTACGAATGCAACAATTCCATCAAGATCAGCAGATGTTGCTGTTCCTGCTGTTCCGCCTGATGTTAATTCTGCAATTACTGCAGCCTCAGTTGCTTGTGCATAAACTCGGCGCATGTTTTCCAACATTGCCTGATAGAAACTTGGATCTGCGCGATCTAGAATTTCTACTGAGTAGCGTTGCAAACCTTTGTAGGCTTTTACAGTTGCATCAACATAGGATGAAACAATTCCTGTTTCTGATGGCCCAGCACCTTCGGCTGTTTCTGCAACAGATCCGGAAGTTGTAATTTTTGGAAATGAAACTGTCATTCCTGCGCGTGGCAATGGTCGAGTTCCAATTGCATCAATAGCACCGCGAGCACCAATTTGTGTATCAACAACTGTTGTTACAAACTGAGTTGGCTTGAATGCTGGGTTGGTTGTAAAGCTGTCATCGGCTGCTGTAAGCATTTTTGCATCCTCAGCCTTTGCATGTGCTACCCACTCTGCGCTATCACGATTTCCAAGTGATGCTTTGACTGAGTGCTCTAAGAAATGAGCTTGTGTTTTAATTGGTGAGCGTGGCTTTGTGTAAGCAACTGGTTGAGTTGCTTGTATTGCCACAGGCTCAGATTTTGTAGCTTCTACCGCTTCGGTCGCGATAGGAGCTGTTTGTGTATCTGACACAATGTCCTCCTGTGTTTTTGTTTGCTCCTCAGCGGTTGCTTCGGAATTCTCTGGTGTTTCACTAGCTGCAATTTCTTTAACTCTTGCGCTGTCAATTGCAGGATCAGTTACAAGGCTGACTTCCATTAACCTTGATGCTTTGACTGTCATTACACCTTTGTTAGCATCAAAATCATCTACAACTACGCCAACGCTAAATCCATCGCGTAATCCTTCGGCTGCCTCTAATAAACTGTCATCACCGGCAATTGTTCCTGCAATCTTAAATGTTGCATAAATGCCTTTAGCATCCTCTGTTATGTCAATCATTTTTCCAATTGGTCTTGTGCGGTCATGCTCAAGCAATAATTTAACAGGCTTAGAGAAATCAATGCTGCCTTTCTCAAATACTGTTGCACCTGCACTTGTCAAGCCTTTTTCGTCAAATGACACAATTGTGCCAGACATTGTGCGCTTGCGACTATCAGCTGCGGTTAGTGTTATTGGGAAATTGATCTTTAATGTTTTACTCATCGGATCAAGTCCTCCTCCTCTTGTATTTGCTCAACGCTCATTGCGCCAACGCGATTTAGGATTTCATAAACTTGCGCACGCTCTAATGCAGATCCACGCAAGAAATCGTCAATGTCAAATCTGACCTCAACACCATTTGGCACAAAATCAGCCATTGAAAGTCTTTGTTCAATTGCAGTTAAGATTGGTCGCAATGAGAAATCAATTAATGCTTTTCTTTCAGCTGTCATGTTTGAATAAGTCATTGATGTAGTTTCGGCAGATATAAAACTTGCAGGAATACCAACAGCACGACTGCATTCAAGTGCTAAGTATTGACGGGCTTCATTGAGTTGAAGTTTGGCAGGATCAAAACCTAATGCTTGCAATTCAACATCAGCATTTAAGAATGCAGTTGATCTAGTCGCACGACTTGCTTTCCAACTCTCAAGTAATCTTGTAATTCGCTCTGGTGTTAAGTTTGTGCCATTTGATTTTAGCACCATTGTTGGAACTGGTTCTTTAGCATACATCTCAGCTGCTTTTTCTAATTCTTGTGCTGCTCTTATTGTGCGACCTGCGCGATTAAGCACACCTTCATCTAAACCATTAAATACAACTAAACTGCTAACACCACTAAGCGGTAATTCCTCACCATCAATTCTGTAAAACAAAATCTCTGTTTGATTGTAATTTAATTGGTAAGTAATTCGATCTGGCGAAATTCTTGTCCATGCTCTTACTCTTGCGCCATCGCTGTCTGAGTAACTATCTAATACTTGACCATAAGCAAATCCTGTAAATAATAAATCCTCAGCTATCCAAGCGTATGTCGCACTTCCTGGTATGCGTGGATCAGGTTGCATTAAAACTCTTGTTGGTCGTATGTGTTCTTTTGTAAAATGATTGTAAGTTTCAATTGGTAATGATCCAACTGTTGAGCAAATTATGTTTCTTGCTCTCGCACATGCTGGAACTGACATTGCTTGCTCACGCGTTGCAGATTGTGTTCCAAAGAATACGCCACCAACGGCAGCTTGAATGTTATAAGGCGCATAAGATGCAGCCACATCAGTTAGTGGTGTAATTGTCTTATTTGTGATAAAACGATCTAATAATCCCATTAGCACATAATATACCATATAACCTAATTATCCGATTTGTATGTCAATTTCCGTTTCAAGTTGTGTCGCAAAATAAGTTACTAAAGCGGTTGCAACGCTGGCACAAACTGCCACTCGACTTGCTCGCCTTCCAATAATCCAACTTCCATCACCATAAGGCAATTTTGCAGCTGACAAGGTTTGCTGTGTTAATTCCTCTTGTCCAGAATGCTGCAACCTGTGTGAGTTAATTGCTCCAAGCCAACGATCACAGCTCTCGGCATAAATAGCACCATCCATGTCAGTTACTTGAATGCCGGCAGGAACTAACCTTGATGCAACTGCCTGACTTGTCCTTTTGCTGTAAGCGACAGTTTGCGTGTTGTATTTCCTGACATAAGGCGCAATATCGTTTGCAACTGCTAGATCGTTTAAGCTGTAATCGTTTGACCAAGTATGCAGCAATTGCACATAAAATCTTTCACCCGATAATCTTTGTGCAGCAACTAATGCACCAAACTTTCTATCAGGCGACAAATCAAGGCCAAGCCAAGTAGGTTGTTCAGGATCTAGCGGTATTGCATCTATTTGACACATTGCCCACTTTTGCGGATCAATTGCGCTGTTTATTGTATCGACCCATTGCGTAAGCAACTCAGTCCTAACAATATCTGGTGGATCATTGATTGCAGCTTTAATGTTATCTGGATGGATTGTCATTCCTAAAGACGGATTGGCTTGAGCAAATGCAGACCAGTTAATCTCACCTGACGGAAGCAAGATTGGTGCATCCGGTTCTGCGCTCCACTCAAACCAACCAATCGGGTCATTGGTCGTAGCTGATGCCAACGCCCGTTCGCGTAATTTGTTAAGTATAACTGAATGCTGATCACCTGCTGAGGAATAGACCCATACTTGCGGATTTTTAGCACTCATCATGGAGTAACGCATTGATGACCAGGCATCCTCATCTTTGTATTCTCTAAGCTCATCCATGTGAATTGTTTCAGGTTTGCTCAAACCTCTAGCTGCATTGTTAGCAGCCTTGACAACAAATCGTCTGTTGCCAAATAATTCAATTTCCTCCGCGCCATGTTGCCAGCGGATTTTCTTTACTTCTTTCTCAAGTGCCGGATGTGTTTCAATTAAGCCAACAATCTGTCTAAATGTTTCAAGTGATGTGGTAAGTCTGTGAGCTGATGCAAGTTGTAATCCTTCGCCCCAAACAAACATACCGGTCAAAATACGCAACATCATCAATGTGCTTTTGCCATTCTGACGACTTAAGCAAATTCCAACTTCGGAATGATGCCATCGATTATCTGGTTTGTATTTGTGAGCCTGAATTGCAACGAATTTTTGCCAATCCATAAGTTCGATTGAGAGAGAAGCTGCAAAATCAATCATTTCTTGACCTTTAGACGGCAAATCATTGAGTTTTGAGCAAATACGCGGTGTTTGAACACCTCCTAATGTCGATTGAGCGTGATCTAGGCTTATCTCACCAGTTGCAAGGTCAATCAATTCGATCCGGTCTTATCGTGGCTGATCGAGGTGTTTTGTGGGTTAGAAAAGGAACGGGGGGTCGGTGGTGTCCGCTGCGCTACAAAAAACCGCCCACCTTTAGATAAATTACATCTACGACAACTTGCAACTAAATTATCATCACTATCATTACCATTTAATCTTCGAGGAATGACATGATCGACTGTGTTTGCCTCTTGCCCACAGTATTGGCAGATAAAACCATCACGCCTTAGTATTCTTTGTTTAATCTTTGTCCATTGTCTGGTTGATCCAGTAGATCGTAATGCACTGCTACTCATCAGTAATATCCTTTACGATTATGGAAGGCTAATGCTTGACATGGCGTTTGATGTCTGTGCTCAATATAGCGTAAGCCAAGATCTATTTGTCTAAATGGATTTGTTTCTTTCATCTTTAGAATTTGTGGTATTCCAAATGCTGATGATCTTGCATTTTTAGCTGTTGGCGACCATCTGCTTTCCTTGTGCCACAGCTCTTCAATACAGTAATACTGATCTAAATCATTTAATTCAATAAATGTATATTGCTTATAATGCTGTGTTTTGTATTGACTATAAGCAACGGAATAATCTTTTGATAAGCAAATGCTAAATGCAATTAGCAATAGGATCGCCCAAACTCTGCGCCTTCCGGGTCTAGTCGTTGGCGACCCAGCTTTTCGATTTAAGATCGAACGCTTTCTGTTCATGTTACACCCTATGTCAAATCCCACGCTTATTTCATGGCGTGTCGATAATAAGTTGTAATGCATAGTAAGCCTGTTGTGGAACAACACCATTACCAAGCATCTTTAATTGTTGCGATCTAGATAAATCTAAATCAGTTACCCATCCAACAGGTAAGCCCATCATGTATTCGACAAACTTAGCGTTTAATTTTCCATCGACCAATGTATTCGGTATGATCTGCATAGACATTTCACATCGTGAAGCAAATCTGCTCCCCAATCCCGACATTTGCCCGTTGTATGACTGATATTCGTTGTTGGCGTGGCTATCAATCTCACAGCTACACCTGTGCTTGCGCCCGGTTTCCCAAGTGTTTTGCCTTGATTGAAGTCCTCCACTCTCTGTCGATATCTCTCGATTGGTTCGTCGTGGTTTCTCACATGCATCGCTGTTGGCGTTGGCAACAAACTTACTGCATTTGGAAGTTGTATGTTTCTCGTTGATTTGCCTTTGTAATCTCTCGCCATTGGAGTAGGCAATAATGAATAATCTTGCTCTTTGATGGGGAGCACCGACATCACTAGCTCGAACAATACGCCATTTTGCATCATACCCATTTTTGGCAAGGTCGCTGAGAACTTCTTTGAAACCGAGAGAGAGATGCCCTCTGACATTTTCCAAGACGATATATTTTGGTCGTAAGATGCTAATTCCTTTAAGTATGTGCGGCCAGATATGTCTTTCATCATTATCACCTTTCCTTTGTCCTGCATGGCTAAAAGGCTGACATGGATAGCCAGCTGTAAGAATATCTATTGGCTCAACTGTAGCCCAATCAATTTGTTTAATATCACCAAGATTAGGTTTATCAAATCTTTCCTGAATAAGTTTTGATGCATATTTATCATTCTCGGCACACCAAACCATTTCAGCATTAAAGTAAGTTTCAACTGCCATGTCTAAACCACCATAACCAGTGCATAATGATCCAATTTTCATTTAGCCCCAATCAATTTACAGGTATGACACGCCAGATCCTTAAATTGCCAAGATCCGCATTGGTTGCACCGGCTAATTGTGCTGTCGGGAATAGATAAGGCTTCAGCTATATTTTTGATGCCAACACAGCCACAATCCATGCATTGATAAGCCTTAAATCCATCTGGCGTATCTAGCTGCTCAAGCCATAGAAACTCAGTCTTGCGACTGCAACCATTACACTTAAATAAAGTCATTTTGTGGTATCTTTCCTATTGCCTGCAATGGCAAATAGCACATACCAAATACTGACCATCATGTAATAATCTGTCATCATTACAGCTTACACATCGATCGCTTGTTGGTTCTAGGACTACGCCTTGACTGGTAAATCTTGCTTGTAGTCCTGAACCATCAATCATTATCATTTCACCCATTTAATCCTCCTCTCTAAAGAACCAACTGCCATTAGCAGCTGTAACTGCCCACTTAGCATTGCATTGCTCACCTTTTGGTGCGCTGCAAACATAGCCAAAATACGGCTTACCAGTTTTAGCAGTTCCTTCTTTTAATATCATCAAGCCATGTGTGCATTCTTGCTGTTTAGGTTTGGTCGATAAGGCTTCTGCAACATCACCGACTGACCAAGTTGTCGGTTCGCTTGTTGGCGTAGCATCATCTGCAAATGATTTTCGGAGTGCCATTTCAATAACTTGCGAATTGCCACTTCTGCCATAAATGTTTTTAATTGGTTCATCATTTACCTTTTTCATGTCATCCTTTGTAGCTGTTTTGTCAGATCCTTTAAGTAAGATTATTGCCCTACCCAATGCGCTTGTAGCTGTATCCTCAACATAAAACTTTTTCATGTTTTGGATATAACTCTCGCGTGCGCCAAATGCAACATTGCTAACTGCTGGTGATGTGTCTTTACTATCTCGCCACAATGTCGCTTGCACCAAGATATAACCATTGACTGCATCATGGCTGATCACAGATATATC